AGCAGGTCTATTTAACTGTGTTATTTTTTCTGTACCATCAGTATAAGCTATACCATATTTAGAGTCACGTAATTGATGCTCAATATCTGTTCTACGAGCCTCAGCTTGCTGTTGACGAGCGGGCGTTTTAATTACATAAGGTAACTGAATAATTAAATCTAATTTACCAGAACCACTTTGATTATCAATGACATCCAACAAATTTAATTTTGAAATTAATCGTTGCAATGTTGAATTTGATTCGTTCATCACGGAATACAAAGGATTCTCTACAATTGCTACAAATCTTTTTGATAATATAATTTCTTCTCGTTGCCCTCGTTTTTGATTATAGATATTTACTTTAACATGCTCAGGATACCACTCTACAATTTTACCTGTTCTTAATGTTAAAATATCATAAGAACCTAATAAAGGATTACTACTAGTATCTGTTGGAACGATAGCTACGCATCCTTCATCGCACATTGACATAACGATATCTTGAACAAGGGCTCGTCCTGTTTGATCAATATTGGCCTCTACTGTTAGACATTGATTTAAAGAACTATCAATTAAATCAGTATACCGTCCATTTTCATCAAGACGAACATGCATTATTGGCATAGATGCGACATCTATTCCTAATCGAGTAATAACTGAAGAAATAATGGACCGTTCATTTCCCATTCTAAAACGAGTACGATCTAGTCTATAAGCAGAACTTGGTCCAATATTAGCAGCAACTGGTAAATAAAATTCTTCCTCTTTGCTACGAAAAGCATTCCATGCATTTCTAAATCTATCTAACGCGTTTGGCACTTATGCATTACCTCCTTTCTTTCAAAATTACTTAATATTAATATGCTGAACCAAGAGTAATGCGTCGCCAGTTCTTACCTGAAACTAAATTTGCAGCAGAGGCAATATATAAATAACTAGTATCATATAGCATTGCACCAGCATCACCAACGGTACCATTAACACCACTAGCTAAATGAGCAGCACCAAAACTGCCATTAGCCATTGCTGTTCCAGTAATAATTTCATTAGCTGCTACACCAGCAACATCGGCAGTTAAAACAACTGTAGTTCCAGTACCTTGAGAAGCTTCAACACCCTGAGTATCATTATCATTGATAGCACTAATCAAAGCACCATCAGCATTAGCTGCACTACAATTAGCTCCACCAGCCAAAGTTACACCAGCAAATACATTTGTTCCTTCGGTAAAAGTTTCAGTTGTAGCAATACTATTGCCAGCTGTACCAGCAATAATGGCTTCAATAGAAGAAATATTAGTCTCAAATGCATTTGCAAAGACCAATGGATGGGGCGTATTAAATTCATCCTCACCATTAATTGCAGCTACGATATTTGCCTGAGCTTCTGCTAAATCAGCACCAATAGAAATTTCCCCATCAGCAGTGTCTGTTCCAACAGGTACAAAAGTATATACCTTCGTCCCGATTGTCATAGTATCACCACTAGTTGGTTTTGTATCTACTGTTAAATTTCGTTTAGCAGTGGTCGAATAAGAAAGAATATCAACAGGAATATTACCAGGAGCAGTTGGAATTTGATCATCTGTTGCTAAAAATTCATAAATCTGTTCACCAACAAGCACTTTTTCTGCATGAATTACAACACCAGTCAAAGTCAAAGTACCAGTAGCATTAACTGCATTTACTGGAGTTCCATCTGGAACTACAGGTGCAACAATACTATCAATAACTTCTTGTAGTTTGGTTCCTAAATCGACAGATGGACTCTGTTCATTCGTTACATTATTCATTACTTTTAGTTCGGTTGCAGTTAGATCGTTCATATTTTCTCCTATTAAAATTTTATTCAAAAGCACCTTTATTTAATTTATAAGCTACATAAGCATCCATTAGTGCAGATACTGGATCTATCTTCTGTTCATAACGTTTCTTAAGAAGTTTTCTATTACCATTAGTATCTTCTAATGTAATAGAATTCCCCATTGCAAATGACATTAACTCTTGATCAAATATGAGCATTCTTTCTTCTGAGAGTGTTTTTATTTCACCTAATGGAACCGATTCTGTCTTTGCGCCTTGAATAACCTTCTCAATGGCATAAGGACCATTTTCTCGTTCCCATCGTTCAATAAATTCTCTAGCATTGTATGGATCATACCCAACTGATCTGACATCATATGATGAATCATTTATAAAATTATCAAGATCCTCATAGATTTCCATCATATCTAGTACGGTGCACTCAATAACTTGAAGACTTGTCTCATCAATAAATTGATCATATTTTGCTCGCATAGCGCCAGGCAATTTCTTTAAAGTTAATGATGAAATATAGCATCGAGTCTTTACTCCAAAAGATCCATTTGGTAATGGAAATAAGAAAGTAAATGCACAAAAGTCATCACCTTGAGAAAGGTCAAAGCCTAATGAACATGGTTGAGACCAGAAATCTCTGCGCCTATGTGGAATTGTCTCCTCATAGGTGAAGAAGTATGTGTACCCTTCCATGGGTATTCCAAATCGCTTTGCCAAAATATCATTTCGAGTTGAAGGAATCTTTTCAGCTCTTTCAACGTCAAGTTGATATGTTTCGTATGTCACAGTTCGTCCAAGATTTGGATTTGCTTTTAACCACATCCTAGGATCATTTACTTCTTGAATATCATCTAACTTATAGTAAAAAATTGATACATGTGGATTAATGTACTCGCCTTTTAGAATATCCATTAATTCCATTTTAATTGTATCACCACTACTATTTCTTACAGTTCCTTCAGAACTCATAGCTACAATCAAATAATCATCTAATTTTGAGGCACCTTGTTCAATTGCTCCAACAACATCCTCACGAATATCGCCAGATAGCCACTCATCAATTGTTGCTATTTTTGGTCTTAGACCTTGCAATTTATCGATTGCCATAGGTCTAACTTCTATAATAGAACCAGTTAGAAAATTTTCAATTCCTTTTTTAGTAGATGCTAGTTTAACACGATTTGCTCTGGATCCGGTTGTATTTTGAAGAGATCCTTCTGTTAGAAATTTAAACAATGGACCTCTTGCTCTCGTGATAGCAGTACGAATTGGTGAGAGAACTTCCTCAGCCTGTTTCATTGTTGGTGCAGTGGTAATTTGGTGAGTTGTGGAAGTATCGACATTTAAAAAATAATTTTGTATACATGATGCATACATTGATTTTGCTGCACCACGAGCCACAATAAGATATTGTTTATTAATAAGACGTTTTTTAATCATCTTACGAACATATCTTCCACCATGATTATCTTTAGTTGGTTCATATACTGATCTTTCAATATAATAATACCAACCAAATATTTCCTCTGCCCACAATTTAAAGGTGTCTAATAATTCTAGATCCTCGCCATCAGTTAATGTTAATTCATTTTCACAGTATCTTATAAAACCTTCAACTGCCTCTTCATCATAATAAACTCCTGGATTAGCAATTAACTGATCAATCCTATTCATCTCTAATGAAATTTCTCTGCAAACAGGAATCTCTCCTTTAATCACTTTATCACGAAATATAGCGTAATATTTAGGAGTTGCTTTATTAGATAGAGGCATATTTTATTAATACCCGGCAGCTTTCTTAATAGCAGTATTAACTACAATATTTTTTAATACGACAGCACCAACAATACCTACAGTAAGAGCAACGCCTCTTGCTATAGCCTTATTTCTTTCCGCTCTATAACTATCGGCCGTTGTATTGGTTAATTCTTCTTTAAAGAAAGAATCCCAGTATTGTTCTTCTTTTATTGCATCAACCTTTTTTCCTCGTCTAGCACCAGCTTCTACTGCTTGCTTAACGAATTCCTTTTTTAGTTCCTGTGCATTTTTTGCTCTTTGCGCTAATTGCATTTCTATAATTGCATCTTCTCGATTTTTCTTTGCTAATTTAGCGTTTGCTTTCTCAATTCGTTTAAGAACTTTAGCAGACTGTGGTCCAGAACTAACACGAGTTATTTCATCATCGATTTCTTTATCTGTCATTTTCTTAGGATTTTTGCCACTTCCTTTATTCCCATATATACGACGAACATCACGGAGAGCTCCTTCTGAATTATCACGAGCAGTACGTTTTCCCCATTTCATTCCTAGAACACCAACATGTTTTAGTTCTTTATTTTCCATTATATTTCCCCTAGATATTATAATCTGGTCCAACACCAGCTACATTAGCTACTTTTTTTGCTTTCTTAAGCACTTCATATACTTTTTGCCCCTTCTTAGCTAATACGGCAACCGTTGTTAC